CCTTCCCAACACGCAGGGAGTTTATGTAGGCGTCGTTGGCGATCCCCGCCCCGCCAGCGACGATCAGCGCCCCGGTCGTGCTCGAGGTCGAGGCCGTCGTGCTCGTGCCCTCGATCGTCGTAAACCGACCGCTGGCCGCCGTGGTCGCGCCGACGGTCGCCCCGTTGATCGTGCCGCCGGTGATGGCTGCCGCTGCGTCGTGCGACCAGGTGAAAATGCCGCTTGACGTGTCATTCTCGGCGAACACCTTGCCGTCGGCAATGTTGACGGCCAGTTCCCCTTGGAGAAGCTGCGCCGTCGTTGGCACCGCTCCCGTGGTGCTCGAGCGCTTTAGCCGGATTTGGTCAGACATCAGTAGGTCCCCCCGTCAACCGAAGATATCAGGGACGACACGCATTCACCGTCATACTGGTTCATGCGCTCGAACAGCGCCACCGTCACCCCAGCGGCCGTATAGACCATGGCAGCCATCACGAAAGCGCCGTTGGGCACCGGCTGCAGCGTGAAACCGGCTGCGTTGGCCCGCGTTGCATTCACGCCACCTGCCGCAGTGCCTGCGGTGTTGCCGTACTCCGCTAGGTTGTAGGCCGTCACGCCGATGGCATCGGTTTCGGTAATGGTCGTGATGTTGGTCGGCGTTGCCTGCGGCTGGGCTTTGCTCACGGTGTACGTCCACCGGTTGGATGTCAACAGCGTGCTGCCGGTCACTGTCATGGGGTGCCAGGACACGACGGCACCACGTTGCAGCAGCAGGTTTTCGAGTTGGCCACGGTTGGCCGTAACGAACTGCGCAGCCTCAACCATGAGGTTGAACGCATCGGCCGACTGCCCGAGCGGAGCGTAGACCGACGGTTGGAGGAATCCGGTCATGGCCAGGCTGGCTTGGGGTTAGAGATGATGTCGAGCACTTCGGTGGGCAGGATCACGCCCGCCGTGTGGAATGCAGCCGTGTCGGGGTATGCCTGATACCAGACTGCCCTGGCGGTCGCCTTCATGGTCGAACCGCCGACGGAAATAGTGGTATCGACCCAAATGGACCCATCTACCGGGTTGCGCATGGGGATTTGCTCGAGGTGAAACCACTCGTCGTACAGGAACGTGTACACGTCCATGCTGACAGAGTCACTGACGTAGCGCCGCTCGTACGACTGGAACAGGCAGGTGCCAGCGGCGTAACCGCCGAACGTTGCCGAGTTTCGTTTCAGCAGGTCCTCGGTGATGTTTGCGGGCACGTTGGTGTAGCCCAGCCCTGAGTTGGTGTCATTCACCAAGAACTCGACCCGAAACAGCTCCTGCCGTACAGACCTGATGAACGGCGTGCCCATGATGTTGCTCACGGTGCCGCTGGCGATCAGCGTGGTGGGGGGCCAAGTAATGGTGCCGTTCGTCGGGAACGACGCCGGGGCAGGCTTGATGTATTGGGACACCTTGCGCTCGGCACTCTGCAGGCTCGTCTTGACGCCTCGGAACGGCGCCACGCCGACCACCGGCCCCCTGGCGGTCGATGTCACCATGTAGGTGTTGGCGCGGTCCGGGTGGGTCTCCACCCTGATGTCCTGCACGATGAACTGGGCCAGCCCGCCGTCGATGGTGCCAAGTGCCAGCCGGGTCCCGAGCGCCTCGATCTGGTCGAACGGTGCAGTTTGTGCCTTGATCGAGTTGTAGACGTTCCAGCTGTCTTCGCTGGTCCCGACGTAGGCCGGGTCGTCCTGCGCCACGAGGAACCGGGTGGTGTGCACGGCCTCGGTCGGCTCCATGCCGATGGTCAGTGACTGCTGGTTGTGCTGCCTGAATACCTGCCACGCCATCAGCGGCTCCTATCTGTGTTCTGCTTGATTTGCTCGAGCACGCGCAGCAGCTGCAGGTTCAGCGACTCGACCGACTCGCCGCTACCGGTTGCCATGGCAAAGCCCAGTTGGCTGCGGAGTCCGGCGGCCTGCATCTGCATCTTCTCGAGGTCGCTGGCACCGGCGCCACCGCCGAGCATGCGGAATCCGATGCCCATGTCCTGCATCACCTTGTCCAGGTTGCCCTCGAGGCCACGCGTCACGTTCGTCAGGAACGAACCGGGACCAGTGAAGAAACTTTCCATGCTCTTGGACACCATCCCGCCAGGGCCCTCGGCGATCAGGCCGGTGCCGATTTCCTTTTGGGCGTCACGCCTAATCCTGGCGGCCTCCATCTCGTCCATGCCGAGCCCGACCATGCGCTGCCCGGCAACCATCTTGGCTTGCATGGCGGACACTTCCGCCTCGACGATTCGCGCTGAGAATGGCCGGACAAGTTCTGCCAACGTCTTGCGGGCCTCGCGGTTGGCCTCGTAGAAACTGCCGATGGCCTGAAACAGCGGAGACGCCATCCCAGCGGCAAACAGGCCCTGCATGCGGTTGAACTGGCCGCGGATGCCCTCGAGCTGCGCCGTGGCCTGCTGGCCCATCTTGCGCAGGCCGGTCACGTCGGCGTCGATCCCGATTGAGAGTCCTAGCTTCGCCACGTTGCCACCTTCCCGAGGGTTGCCATCCAGTCAGTCTGCCCTGGCTTGCGCCAGGGCTCCACTACCGTTTGGGGCTGACGAGTCAGCCCGTACGCCAGGACCGTCAGCAGCCGCTCTATGCGGTCGGCTGCGGTCCACTCCAAGGGTTTGCCATCACCCCTTGCACCAGTGCCATGGCCACATGCACGTCCAGCGCTGTCGAGCCCGGCACGCCGTCCACCCGAGTGCAGGACTCGAGCAGGAACGACTGCCTGGCGTCGTCGTCCAGCTGCTCGACCTTGCGCCACTCGCCGACCGTGATGGGCCGGACCTCGAGCACGGCCGGGTAACCGGCCACCGCCTCGCTGGTGAGAGTGCGCCAGGTCATGCCCGACCCGCCGTAATCTCGCCGACGTACTGCCAGGTCACGGTCGCCTGGTGCACCGTGTCGTTGGTATAGGTCGGGCTGTAGCCGGTGATGATGGCGTTTCCGCTGAAGTCGACGCCTCCACTACCGGCGCCGCTGGCGAAAATAACCACACTAATGGCCCCCGTAGATGGCGTGGCCCCGCAGAACTTATTCGCGAGCGTCAGCCCGGTGGCGTTGTCCGTGTGGATCGTCGCCGACCCAGTCACGGTCGGACGGCCCTGGATGGCCGTACTCAGTACCGAGTTGAGGGCCGTAGCGTCCACAACGGCGCTGCTGGCCGAAATGCTGATATCGGTGGCATCCACGGGGGTGCCAGCGATGCTGATGCTTGTGCCGTTTGCGATGAATGCCATGTCTTAGCCTCCTGTTGCCCAGATGCGGTACGTCTGACGGACCACCCGCGGGCCGTCGTCCGTGCCTTCCTGATCGTCCATGCGCTCGACGTCCTCGCCGTCGGTGGCGCTCCACTGAATCTTGGTGCCGTCCACCGTGCCGTAGAGGGTGTTGTCGTTCAGCAATGCCGACACGGCGGCCGCAAGCGCTCGAGCGCCTGACAGCGACGTGGCGATGCAGTCGATGGCCACGGAGAACTCAGCTAGTTCGGTCGTACCGGTCAACGTGCGCACCGGCGTGCGGGCGTCGATGCTGTAGACGATGGCAGGCAGCGCCGTGCCCTCGCGTCGCCACTCCGGGCTCACGCGGGTGCTCACGAGCCCGGATACGCCCAGGTCGTCGGTGATCCTGCGCCATAGTGCGGTTTCGATGCTCATCGTTTTACCTTCAACCGCGCCTTGCGGGCCAAATCGACCAGTTGCGTCTCGATGACGATGGCCAAGTCCTCTTTTATGACCTCGGGAGGGAACTGGCGGTACGTCTCTCGCTTTACGTGCCACTGGGCCCGGCCGCTGTCCACGATGGGAGCGATGTACGACCGTGGCCGCCGCTTGTATCGAAAGCCGGTTCGGCTGGTCGTCTTTAGCCCGCGGGTGTCACCCATCGACTGGATGACCTTGCTGGATGCCTTGCGCAGGCTTTCCTGCCCGCCGTAGCTACGGTGGGTGGCGCCGTGCGTCAGCCAGTTCTGCTTGTACGTCGTCGCCAGTCGCTTGAGGCTGCGCCTCAGCAGCTGCTTGAACAAATTGCGGCTGACGCGGTCGGGGAGCTCGAGGAAGACCTGCTCGGCTGCCAGGAACGCCCGCTGGGCGCGCTGGCTGGCTCCGGCAC